GAGAAGTAGTATCTCTTGCAAGTAGATTACCTTTAACAGATGGTAAGTTAATAGAACTACAATCTGCTATTGCTATTAGACCAAGAATAAAATTTATTTTAGAAAGAGAATATCTTAAATGGTCAGATGATGTTGTAAGAGAGGGTTTTAATAAACAAGCTAAAAGAATTGAAAAAGCATTTAAGAGAATAGGTAATATACCAGTAGAGTTTCAAGAATTAACAAAAGGCGATCTAGCTTTAGTACAAAATCTCAAACAACAATATTTCACGCAGTTTAAAGATGTATCTAATACTTTTACAAGAAAATTATCAGAAAAGGTTTATCAGAATACATTAGTTGGAAGTGAGTTTGCAGTATTAGAGAAAGAATTGAGACAAACAATAAATGGCATATATGCTAGTTCAGATGACCCAGAAATTCAACGATTAGTTAATTACATAAACGATAATAAGTTTGATAAATCAAAACAAGCACAAGTTGATAAATCAATACAAACATTACAATCTAAATTTGCAAGAGATAGGGCTGGAGAGAATATGAAAAGATATGCTGGTCAAATATTAAACGATTCTCTGCGTGATTTTGATGCAACATTAAACTTTAATAAGTCACAAGATGCTGGTCTAACTTATGTTAAATACTATGGAGATGTTATTCCTACTACTAGGGAGATTTGCAGAAATATGATTAGTGGTGTATATAACAAGAGGAAAAGTGGACTTTTCACAGTTGATGAAGTCAGAAAGCTGTGGGCAAGTAGAAGTTGGTCAGGTAAAAAATCTGGCGACCCTTTAGTTGTTCGTGGTGGTTATAATTGTCGTCATCAATGGTCTTATGTCAATCCTGATTGGTATGACAGCAAAGGCGAACTAATAATATAATAGGAGAAAACAATGTCCGAAGAAACAAAGGTAGTTGCACCTGAAACGCAACAAACTGAAACACCAAAAGAAGAAGTAAAAGTAGAAACACCTAAACAACAAACTTTTACACAAGAACAATTAGACAACATAATCAAATCAAGACTTGAAGCAGAACAAAGAAAATACGAAAAAAAACTTCAAGAAGAAGAAAAGCAAAAAGCTGAAATTCTAAAACAAAAACAATTAGAAGAAGCTAAAACAAAGCAAGACTTGGAAAAGATAATGCAAGAAAGATTATCTGAAAAAGAAAAAGAATTGCTTAACTATAAAAATCAAATCAAGAAAGAAAAAGTAGATAATTCAATACTATCTATCGCTAATAGAGAAAAATCTATTAACGCACAACAAGTAGTTTCTCTTTTAAAAGATGAAGTTAGATATACTGATGATGGTCGTATAGAAATAGTTGATAATAATTCTAATGTACGATATAACTCAAAAGGAGAACTTTTGACAATCGAAGATCGAGTAAAAGAGTTCCTAGATAGCAACCCACATTTCCGACAAGGGTCTTTGTCTGGTTCAGGAAGCCAGAGTGCTATTGGCGGCAAAACTGTTAAACCCTTTAACTTACAGGACTTGGACTTAACAAAACCAGAAGATCGTAAAGCCTATGCAGAATATAGGAAAAAACGAGATTCAGGGGCTGTTGAGATTAACTTAAACAAATAACTTTTATAGGTAATAAAAATGGCAAATGAAAGTACAAGTTCTACACTATCGGAACTATACACAGAGATAGTTGCAGAAGCACAATTTGTAGCTTCTGAAAAATCCATCATGAGAAATCTAGTTAAAAACTATGCGATCTCTGGTGGTGGTAAAGCAGTTGAAGTACCAGTTTATGCACAAGTAAGTGCAGCAGCTGTTGCTGAAGCAACTGACTTATCTAACACAGCGATTGACCCAAGTTCAGTGACTATTACTGCTTCTGAAGTTGGTGTTATGACTACTCTAACTGATTTAGCAAGAAACTCTGCACCAAGAAATGTTGCGGCAGATATTGGTAAATTATTTGGGGAAGCATTAGCTAGAAAACAAGATGCAGACTTAATTGCATTGTTCGATGGCTTTTCAACTACATTAGGAGATGGTACAGGTGCTATTTCTCCAGCTGTAATATTTAATGCTCTATCTACTTTAAGAGCAAATTCATTACCAGCTAGTGAGTGTGCAGTTGTATTACACCCTAAAATCGCTTACGATCTAAAATCTGGCTTAACTAACACTTTTGCTGGTCTTGACACAGAGAAATCTAACGAAGCATTAAGAGCTGGTTTTGTTGGAACTTTAGCTGGTATGCCAATATTTGAAACTTCAAATATGGCTAATACTGGTACTGCTGGAGACTATAAAGGTGGTGCTATGCACAAAGACGCATTAGCAATCGCTATGATGCAAGACGTTAAAATCGAAACTCAAAGAGATGCGAGTTTAAGAGCAGACGAAATCGTTGCTACATCAGTTTATGGTGTGGGCGAAATCCATGACTCTTATGGTGTTGAATTACACTACGATTCATCTATCCAATAATAGGATACTTTGTGAGGGGGAGAAATCCCCCTTACATCTAATATAGGAGAATAAAATGGTAAAATTAGTATTATCAAATGAAAAAATGATTACTCTTAAAAGAGGAAACAAAACAATCACTAGAAGTCAATTAGATTATGAAACTAACAAAGTGATGTATGATTTTAGAGGTTTTAAACCTGAACAAGATGTTGTAAAAGAAGTTAAAGAGGTTAAAGAAGAAAATATTATACCTTTAAAACCTAAAAAAAGAAAAACGAGGAAGAAAAAAAATGAACGAGTGGATTCTTAAACAAGCAAGAAAATGGAGTAAATGGATTTGGAGAAAAGCTATCAATAATCCAATGTATTCTATTCCTTTGATTTTAATAATTGCTTATTTAATTTGGAAGTAAGTTATGGCTAATTATACAGGTGCTGATGTAATAACTGCTAGTGATGTCACAAAGTATCAACCAGATGCTTTTGATTTTGGTATTGCTTCAACTGATACAGAAGCAGTTAATTTCTTTGCACAAACTACTAACGATATTTTTAGACAATTAAGAATAGAGTGGTGGCCTGTATATAAAACAAATATATTTACAGATATTACAGTTCTTAATACTGCTGAAATGGTTAATACAAAAGTTAATTTAGATCAGTTTGAACGTGCTGGTGTTTATTTATTTCTTGGAAGATTCTTTTTACCAGCATTAAGTAAATTTAGACCAGAAACAGAAAAAGACAGATTTGAAAGAATGGCAGAATATTACATGAGCCAATACAATATCGAATGGAGAATGATATTAGAAGATGGTGTAGAATATGATGTTGATTCTTCAGGAACTATTGTATCTAATGAGAGAGAGCCTTTACATGGATTTAGAAGATTGACTAGATAATGGCTGTTGATTTAAAGATTAAATCTAATTCAAAACAAGTATCTAAAAAATTTAAAAAATTTCAATCTGTATTACCTAGAATAATTGACAAAGGTGTTAAACAAGCTGGGTTTCAATTAATAGATATTATTAGAACTAAAACTAAAAAAGGTATTAATTTTAAAGATGGTGCATTTGCACCTTACTCACAAGGTTATTTAAGAAAACTTAACAAAGAGGGTAAATCAACTAAAGTAGATTTATTTTATTCTGGAAGAATGTTAGGAAGTTTAACAAGTAAAAAAACAGGAAAACACAAAGTATCATTAGGTTTTAGTAATGCACAAATGCTACAAAGAGCATTATTTAATCAAGTATTGAATGACCCTAAAAGAGAATTTTTTGGCTTTAACAATAGAACAGAAAAGATTATAAGTAAATCATTCAACCGATTTGTAGAAAAAGAATTAAGAAAGTTTAGAATATGAGTGTAAGAGAAAATATAGCGAGTAATTTATTATCAACAATTTCTGGGATCACAAGTCCAGCAATTAAAAAAGCTACAAGACAACCATTTATTTTAGATGAATTATCAGAGCAACAATATCCAGCAGTCATAATACAAACATCTGAAGAAAACAGAGATGATTCGGAATTAGGAAGTGGTGCTAAAACAAGACATGGTACGATTGATTTTGTAGTATTAGGATTCGTTAAAGGTGCAGAAGCTAATATAGATACTAAAAGAAATGAACTAATTACTGCTATTGAAACTGCATTAGAAACTGATATTACAAGAAATAGCAACGCACTTGATACTGAAGTCGTACAAGTAGAGACTGACGAGGGTAGCTTATTTCCTGTTGGTGGAATAAGAATGACTATTAGATGTATGTATGAGTATCAAGCTGGAACACCATAGGAGATAATATGACAACTAAAATTATAAATAGAATAGAAAAGAAAATAGACCAAATAGAAAAAATGCACGATAAAGAGTCTATGCTTTGTGAAGAAGTAAAAGACTTATTAGCAGAATTAAAAGAAAATCAAGAAGAAGATAGTCAAGATTGGGAAGAAGATTTAGATGACGAAGATTTTGATGAAGATGAAGAAGATATTGACGAAGAAGAAGATAAATAATATAAAGCATTATGGCAAAAGATATTAAATTATACAAAGATGGGAATGAAATAGTTATTAATGAAACTCAACTTGATAATTTTTTAAAACTTGGTTATAAGCAAGAAGAACAACAACAATCAAAAAGTAAAAAGGACAAAAAATGGCAACACATCATGGAAAAGAAGGAGTAGTCACTGCTGGTGGAACTGCGATTGGAGAAATCGTTGGGTTCACTTTAGAAACTACAGGAGATGTTGTAGAGGATACTGCTTTATCTGATGCAACAAAATCATTTTTAGCTGGTAGGACTTCTTTCTCTGGTACATTAGAAATGCACTATGACGAAACTGATGCACAACAAGAAACATTAACTGCTGGTTCTTCTATCTCTTTTGTTTTACTCCCAGAGGGTAATACTGCTGGAGATCAGAGTTTCACTGGTACAGGAATTGTGACAGGAATGTCAGTTAATAATGCTATGGACGCAATAGTTTCAAGAAGTGTGACTTTTCAAGGAACTGGTGCTTTAACTAAATCTACTGTATAATTTAATTTATGTCAGTTATTGATAGAGTTAAATCTCATTT